AATAGAGAAGTTCGTCGGGGGAGACGCGGAGCTGCGGGATGGAAAGTTGGTCGTTGCGACCCTCGAGGGACCCCTCAATGCGTCCCTGGACGATTGGATCATCAAGGGGATCAAGGGGGAATTTTACCCCTGCAAGCCGGATATCTTCGATGCCACCTACGAGCGGGTGGGGGAGAAGATGGGATGAAAACCTACCTGGGGGATGCCGTCTACGCCGATATCGGGGCTTACGGGATCACTCTCACCACGGAGGACGGGATTTCGGCAACCAACACGATCTACCTCGAGCCGGAAGTGATCGCGTCCCTCCTGAAGTTCCTCGAGAAGCTTGGATATATCGGGAAGGGAAAGGCCGAATCTGCCACCGAATACAATACCGAGCGAGACAAATTGCGGATTGCGCTCCGTCAGATAGTTCAATGGTCTGATGCCTGTTGGACCGGGGGGTATGCCGGCGATCCAAAAACCCCGCATCCCGCTTGGGATGACGTTCAGGAGGGGAGGAAGTTGATAAAATGAACCGCGAGGAATGGCTGAAAGCTCGAATGTCGGGGATCGGCGGGTCCGAGATGGCTGCTATCCTTGGTGTCTCCCCGTGGAGCTCCCCCGCGGACGTATGGGCCCGGAAGAAGGGACTCATCCCGGAACAGGCTGATAATCTTCGGTTCACCATCGGCCGGAAGTTCGAGGGGCCCATCGCGGAAATCTACGCGGAGCAGGAGGGCGTCAAGCTCCTGAAAGTCGATGGGCTGTACCGGCATCCCACGGCGCCCCTCGTCGGGACCCCGGACCGCCTGATCGTCGGGCAGAAGAAGGGGGTCGAGATCAAGACCGCGGATCCCGCCGTCGCGCATACCTGGGGGGAGGCCGGGACGGACGAGATCCCCCTCTACTACACCACCCAGGTCGCAACGTACATGGCGCTCCTGGGCTACGACGATTGGGATGTTGCGGTCCTTTTCGGGACGAGCGATTTCAGGATCTACCGGCTGCACCGCGACATGGAGCTCGAGAACACGATCCTCGAGACGGCCCGGGCGTGGTGGGAGCGGTACATCGTCGGGAACGAGGAACCGGCGCCGGACGAATCAAACGCCTATTCGGGCTTCATCGCCAACAAGTATCCGAAGAACGTCCTCCCGATGCTCACGGCCACGGAGGAACAGACCGAGCTTCTCTCCCGGGCGTTCGAGGTAAACCTTTCCGTGAAGGAGGGGGAGAAGAAGCTTGCCCTCCTGAAAAACATCCTGAAATCGGAAATGGGCGAGAACGAGGGGCTCGAATCCCCGATAGGAAAGGCAACATGGAAGAAAACCAAGGACGGGGAGAACGTCGATTGGGAGAGCATCGCCCTCGAGCTTGCTGAAATGCTATGCCTTCCTACCGAATTCGCGGTTACAAAGAGGCTTTTCACCAAGACCGTTCCAGGCGTCCGGAAATTCAACCTGTACCCGTCGAAGGCGCTCGTAACCACAATGGAAGGGGGGGAGTGAAGTGGCAAAAGTAAACGTCGAGGACATGGATAATGGCTTTCTGTTTCGACGGGAGGCCGAGGAAGGGGATGGCAGTTTGGGATTCAGCAAGGTCATTGTGGTCGAAGGAAAGGACGAGCGAAAGCTTGGGGAAACCCTGCTTTCCCTGTTCAAGAAACCCCGGAAATCTCCGGTGAGGAAAGGAGCCGCAGCATGAAGTCAGTCGGGCAGGAAGTGGAATTGATCGAAGGGGAAGAAGGTAGCGGGACGGCGCTTGCGAAGATCGACGCAAGCTCGTTGGCCATCCTGAACCGGTCGGAGATCGAGCAGCAAGTCTCCACCGCGAAGATGTACCCCCGGAGCATCAAGCGTTTCCGGGACGAGGCCATGGAGATGGTGACTCTCACCGAGAAGATCGCCGCGGAGTGCATCTACGCCGTGCCCCGGGGCGGGAAGATGATCGAGGGTCCCTCCGCGCGCTTCGGTGAGATCGTCACTTCCGCGTGGGGGAACTGCCGTGTCGGTGGTCGCGTCATCGGCGTCGATGACGAGAACGTGACCGCACAGGGGATCTTTTTCGACGTAGAGCGGAACGTGACTCGAGTGCTCGAGGTCAAGCGCCGGATCACGGACAAGCAGGGGCGCCGGTACAACGCTGACATGATCGCCACGACCGGAAACGCGGCTTCTTCGGTCGCCGCCCGTAACGCAACCCTCTCCGGGATCCCGAAGGCGTTTTGGGTGGATATGTACGATGCCGCCAGGAAAACCGCCATCGGGGATGTCCAGACCCTCTCCAACAAGAGGGCCGAAATGGTCGCCTACTTTCAGAAGATGGGCGTCCTCCCGGACATGATCTGCGCGACCCTCGAGGTCCCTGGGATCGAGGATATCGGCCTGGACGAGCTTGCACAGCTCAAGGGCATGGCATCTGCCTTGAGGGAAGGCGAGGCAACCGTCGAGCAGCTTTTCGTCATGCCCGAGAAGGAGGACAAGGCCGCGGGGAAAGGCACCGCGGGGCTCAAGGCGAAGGTGAAGGAGAAGGAGAAGGAGAAGGAGAAGGAGAAGGAGAAGGAGGAAAAGAAGGCGGCTGCAGCTCACAACGAGAAGGCGAAGGAGAGCCCCGCAGGAGAGCCGTTCCCTGCCGGGGAAAAGAAGCCGGAAACGCCCGAAACCCCCAAAACCCCGGATAAGGCCCCCGAGGCCGCGAAAACGGGGGCCCAGGAGGCCGCAGGATCGACGAAAGAGAACGGAGCCGGGGGAGAGTCCGGCATGGTTTCCGCGATCGCTGCCATCCTCCGCGGAGCAAAGAACACCACCGAGCTCGACAACGCATGGCGCCGGGAAGTCGAGGGCGGGAACCTTGAGAAGATCGACAAGAAGAAGCTTGCGTACGTCTACCAGGAAGTCAACGTGAAGCTGCGTAACGGCTGATGCTCTGCCCGTACTGCTTCGACACGTTCGAGGAAAAGGACAGGGCTCCCTCTCTCACCGGGGGGGAGCCCTGCGTCCCTGCACATTGCTCCAAGGCTGGCTGTTTCCTCGAGTGCCCCGAGTGCGCGGATTGGCTCGAGGCGATCTCTACGGGCGGGATCTACGCGGAGAAACTGCAGGAGGCGAAGGCGGCGCCTGTGAAAAACAAATGGGAGTGGATCCTGTCTCCCGATGATATGACCCTTGGGGAATTGAAGGGTATCGAACGGAACAGAACAGCCGAAAAGAAAAAATACAAAGACCGGTGGGATCTATCGAAAGAGAACAGGGAGAATTGGGACAGGAATTCCGCATCGGCCGCGCGGGGGGAGCTGTCCATGGCGAGAAGGCTCAAGCTTCCATGGAAGGGAGAGCTTGCCGAAACGGAGAAGGGGGAAAAAATACAGCCGGATCTAAGTAATTTTTACGAGGTTCGTACGGTTCGCAAGGCTAACGGGATGCTCAAGGTGAGCAAGTATGACAAGCACCATCTTCCGTTCATCCTGGTATTCGACCAAGCCCCACGATTTACAGCCCTTGGATGGATGTACGGGAAGGAGGTAGCAAAACCTGAAAACCTGAAAGCCCCAAATCCGAATCAGCCGGAAGCCTATTTCGAGGTTCAAGAGAATCTGCACCCAATGGACAAGCTGCCGCCGATCCCCGACAAGATTCCCTCGAAACCCCCCGCTTCTGTCAGGGCGACCGAAGCCCCGAAGCCGGCCCCCGCCCAAGGAGATATACCATGGTGATCGCGCCCAGGTGGAGGATCGGAGAAGCCCACAAGAATAACTGCTGTGCGCTTCACGGGTGCAAATGGTCCGAGAAGGATTGCCCCGTGGTCGCCGGCACGGTGCGCCCCGGGCCGTGTCCGATCTGCTTGGGGGTAGACGATGATCGGCCCACGACGGACGCCTACATGGCCGCTTGCAGGGCCCTTTGGAAACACCGGGAGGGAGAGGAAAAGCTGGCCGCGGCGAACAAGGCTCTCGCCACAAAGAACAAGGAGCTCCGGGACACGATTCGCCTACTCAGGAAACGCGCCGCCGCCGATCGACGGAAGCAGACGAAACACTTCTAA